ACGGTCGAGCCGCCTAGCAGGGTTATATCTGATTTGCCTGCGGCCGTAAGTGGGGCCGCGCCCAGGGCTGCAAGTGCGAGTATCTTACCGGTAAACACACCGCCCGAGGGTAGCGCCCCCGATTGCACGTTGTTGTCGCTATATGTGGCGGTCCCGTCTTCGGCGACTTCGACCTGTAGCTCGTAGGGCCATACGGTTGGGTAGGGCTTGTCGGCCGCGCCTATCGGGGTGCCTAAAAGGTCCTTAAATTGTCCATTCGAGCCGGTGCCGAAATCAAATTGTATTGATTGAAAAACAGTAAAACCAACGTCGACAACGATAAGCCCCGCCGACCCGCCGTCGTTTAATACGGTAGGCGCTAAGGCGCTAACCGCAGCCACAACGGGGCCGACGCCGTCTAGGCTAAACGTATTTACAGGGTCGAGCCCAAAGCCCGGGGCCGCGCCGCCTGCTACGTTTTCGACTGTAAAGTTATTGGTCGCGTTACCAGGTGCGGGGGCGTATACGACTATCGCGTTTGGGTCCGGTGGGCCTCCGGGTCCTAAATTTAACACGGTGCAAAAGCTCGGCGGCGTAACGCCACCGCCCTGGGCTCCGGTCGTTTGGCCTGCGCTCGCGTTTATCCCTATCTCTATGCCTCGGGCCGCTCGTGCTACCACGTTTACTCCCCGGGGTTGTCCAATAGCTCGGCGGTTTCCGCTTCAATCTCGGCGAGCATAACGTCGTGCGCTTTACTGCCTGGGGGGAAGCACGTCTTGCGGTCTTCGGATAGAAAATTATCGCCGTTCTTATAATACTTTTTCATACCTAAAACCTCGCCGATAGCTGTATTATGTTGGGGCTTCCGACCGGCGTCTTAACGTTGTACAGGCCGTTTACTACCGGAGTCGTTAACACTATCGACGTAAACAATATATTCGAGTCGCCGTTATTCGATAGGTTGGTCGTACTTATAACCGGGCTAATACCTGCGTCGGTGGGCCCGTTAAATCGCTGCACTGTGAAAGTTGTAGATGATATGTCGAGCGTCGGGTTTACCCGCATACCGTCGGTATTAATCGAGAAGGCCATTTGTACCGCGTTGTCGGTCCCGTGCGAGATAAAACTGTCGCTCGTTCTTAAAAAACGCCTACACCTGTCGAGCATAGTCTCGGGTAGTAGCCTCTCGAATCGACTAGGGTCTCGGCCCTCTTCGATTTGTATGTCGGCTATTTGCACGCCGCCCGCCAGGCTAATAGCGCCCGCCGTGCCTGCCGCCGTAGCTGCCGCCGTTCCTTGTATTTTGTCGAGCCTTAACTTTAAAAAACTACTGTTAGCGGTGGTGCCGAAAGTCTTACCCGATACGCTGGGCATTGTGAAAGTAAAGATAACTTTTTGCCAATTAGCATCTACTGCGACGTCCTCGGCGTTGTACGCCAGCACGTCGGCGTCTGGGGCCCCACCGGTGCCGAAATCTTGCTCTATATAATGCCGGACGGTCCCCGCATTATCGGCCTTTATATTAAAGGATAGAGTGACCAGTTTACCCGAATACGAGGCTGCATTTTCTACAAAAAACACCTGTCCTAAACGCTCGGAGGTGCCTCCCCCCGCGATAGCCCCGTCGAAGTCCAGAAAGTTTTCGGGGTTATCTTTAACCAAGGATTGCCCAGGCGCAAAGGGCACGACGTCGACCGTATTAGCGCTAAGCACTCCGAAGTCTAAGTCCACGGAGTATAGAGATTGGTCGCTTGTGTAATCCCCGTCCACGACGGCCGGAAAGGTTAAGCCTTGTTGGTTTACTGAAAAGTCGCCGTTAACAAAACCATTTTTAAAAGCACCGGTTTTAAGGAGTACCCCCAACGCCTCTAAATACTGCGACTCGATAGCCGTGTCGGCGTTACCGCTAGCCGTTAGGCCTGCGTCGGCTAGTAGTGCTTGCTGCAAACCGAAAATATCGTCGGCCCTCGCTTTTATGTAGGGGGTGCCGTCGGCCGCGCCTGGGGCTGTCTCGTTTTTTGAACTACCGCCGGGGTAGTTTACGTCGGGGGCTGTTATGCGCCCGGCTATGCCGGGGTTGGTCGTTAAGTCAATCGCCATTTTGTGGGTGCTCCGTTAGCTATAGGTCACAAGTATACCTAGCCATAGTTGTAGCGGGCAAATTTTTAGACATAAGTCCTCGAACTCGTCGCGCCTCGATAGCGGTATAGCCGCTTGGTCGGGGAAAGTAGCCCCGCCGATATATAAAAAATAATGATATTTGTCTGGGTCGGTCGGTAGTATATACGTTTTAAATACAAAATCGTTAACTATGGCACCGTCTTGGGCTTGCGCGTCGCCGTCTTGCATCTCGGGGTTACCGTCCGAGATAAAGCCCTGGGTCACGACTTTATTAACGAGCGGATATCCGACGGGCGTCGATGTGCTGCCGTCTTGCGATACCGTGTCGCCGTCTTGCGAGTCGGCGCCGCCGTCAAACATAAGCAGCCCTACGCCTGGGGCGCCGCCTGTTAGGTATAGGTGTGGATTTCGAGCGGGTACGCAAACTTGCACGCCGACCGGTGGCTCGTCGATAGGGTCCCACCACTCGTGTACGTAAACATCAAACCCGGCCGCCTGTAATGTGTCTTGTAAATACCTGGGCGCCTGGCCGCCGAGGGCCTTCCAGGTTGCGTCGAGTCGGTCGCGCCGCTCTTGCTCGGTTAGGCCTGTCTCGGGTAGTGCGAATTGGTCCTCCCATAGCGATAATTGTCGGGTGCTTTGTGGCAATAAATCCAAATAAATAAGGTCGTAAAAATTCTGTATTCCGGCGGGTAGGTCCGTTAGTCCGTCGAAAAATTGGCGCAGGGCTTTGTCGATGGCGATGCGCCACGCTCGAGCGTTGGGTAACAAATGTTTAAATACGTTTAGCCAATCCATTTAAATAAAATTCACATTTACGACTTTGGACTTTTCGCCCTCGCCTAGGTTGTATAAATTAAGCGGCGTTAGTAGGCCGGTTTGGAAAAATTGCGCCGAGGTAAATATGCCGCCCGCAGCCGTTACGATGTCCTCCACAATTCCCCCCAGGCCGCTAGACGTTATGCGGTCGCGCCGGGGCGGTGCTGATAGCCCAGGTATGTAAGGCTCGCGCCCGAGAAAATACTCGGTTACGCCTTCGGTAATAGATGCCTGGACGGCTGCAAGGTCCGACACGCCGCTTATACCCGTTACGGTTACGTCGAAGCCGCTCCGAAATATGCCCAGGCTTAAAACTAAAGCACCGGCCGGGCGCCTGGTCGCGAGTCCGTTTTCGTCAAATTCGATTAAATCCTTAACGGCTTGTAGCTGCGCGGTTGTTGGTATGCCGTCGGCGTTGCCGCTCGATGCGACGGTCGCCTCGCTATATACATTAACTTGGCCGGGGCATATGTCGCTCGTATATGGGTAGACATTAATTATACCCTCGACCTCCTCGCCCCAAAGTTCGTAATCAGCATAGGCGCCGCCCTGGGGCCTTTTCTGAAATCGGTCTAAAATCCGTTGGCGGTATACGTCGGTCGCCTCCGCGTCCGCACCGGTAACGATCTGCGAGTCGACTACGGTGTCGCGGGCCACGTTGTCTATAGGGTTGGCAAAGGTAACGATCTGGCCGGGGTCGAGGTTGCCAATAACACCGGCACCGCCTCCGCCTTGCTCGTCCTGCACGGCTTTAATTGTTACTTGCACGACCGGCGCATTTAATAAAACGGTGCCGACCGTAAGATAGGTTACCCCGTTGGTGGCCCCTATTAATTGGGTGCCCGTGTTTAATTGGCCGACTTGATTCTCGACGGTTACGTTTTGCAATAGTTGCGCGTTTGTTGCGGCGTCCGGTGCGCCTATGCCCACCAATTCGCCCCAGGCCTTTAGCGGCGAAATGATAGCGCCGTTTATTTCGGTGTCTTCTATCGTCGCGGTTTTAACTAAAATTTGTAAAAATATAAAGCCGCCATATTTGTAAAGCGTAATAAATACGGCCGCCAGGGTTTTAGCCAGGACACGCAAAAAGGACTTAGGTAGTAGTGGTATAGTTTGGTTAAGCGTCGACTCGAGGCTCGCTATAATATTTAGGTATACGTCGTTGGTCGTTGGTGTCGTTAAACTCATGCGCTAGCCTTCCAATTTTCCACAAATGTAAACTCGGACTCGGCGCCTATCGCCGTTATAGTGACGACGAGCTTAACACGGTTAAGGGCTGGAATTGAAGCCACCACCGTTATAGCCGTGGCCGCGCCTACGTCGATTAACCAAGATAAATCGTCCTTTGCGGCGTCTTGCACTCGCAACAAATTGCCCGAGGTGGCCGGTATCGACCGCAGTAAATTTTGCGTGCGTGATACTTGGCGCTCGTTTGGGTCCTCGCCTATCTTGTTGCCCCAATACTCTAAGGCGTTATTTTCGGACCCGTCGTCGTCCTCGTTGCCTCCGAATAGCGACAAATAGCCCGCAGTTTGGAGGCCGCCGTCCATCGTTACGGTGCCGTTGTCGATCTGTATATTGCCGTCGTCGAGGCTTTGGAAAAGTACGACGTCGCCTTGTTGTTCTGCCATTATGGTTGTGCCCCTGAGTTGCCCGTTACCGGCGTGCCCCCGATATTATACGCGCCCGGTAAGTGTAGGTGCCCGGCTTGCTCTTTGCCTGCGACTGTTAACGATGCGCTCGCTACCACGGTGCCCGCCGTTGCGGTTGCCGCCGTTATAGTGGTCGGGGTTATTATGTTGCCCGATGGGTCGATTGTAACCCCGTTTAGGTTAATAGTGCCACTTGCCAAAAGGGTGTACGTGCCCGCGCCGTTGGTAGTCGTTACGGTCCCGTCGGGCGCGTGCGTTGTCATGCTCGCGCCGTTCATAAATAAAATAGTGCCGTCGTTTTTTAGCCAGGTAATAGCGACGATATTGCCGTCGGCGTCTCGCGAGTAAATGCGCTTCTCACCTGCCAGGGCGATAAGGGGGTTTTTGTCGTCCACATATCCGACAACGTTAGCGGTCCCCTCGGCCGATCCTGGGGTTAACGCGGGCCGGTCACCTGGTAGCGGTTGGCTGTCGTCGCCTGGGGGTGCTGTATGCTTTGCGGTTATATTATCGCCGCCCCCGGTGTCGACTTTAACGTCGGCCCCTTTGCCTAATTGCGTAAAGGATTTAAGCCGGGAAAAGCCAAAGACTAGGTCGTTTAGTCCCATGGTAGTGTCTCCGGTTGCTCGCCACTGTACGCCCCTGGAAAAACGAGCTCAAGGCTAGCGGTCTCGCGGTCTTTAACGCGGCGATAGGTTATTGCTTTAATTAAAAACTCGTATTGATTGTAAATCATTGCGCTAGGCGCGGTTAGTTTTATGGTTTTGTTGCGTCGGTATAGCTCGCCGTCGGGCGTTCGCCAGGTAGGCACCTCGACCGTATAACCCGCAGCCGCGCCAAACATTCGCCCGAGCTTTGCCAGGGCTGCCGCTTTAACGCCGCCCACCTCGGTGTCCTTACTCTCAAAAGTAAAAGGCCTTGTTACCCCCGCGAGCGAGTTGTTTTTGCCGGTGTATTGCTCGCCGTCGCTTGTTAAGCTGACCGGGCTTAGTGCTGTTATGCTCGAGTAATACGCCTGGGGGTTAAACGTTGGGGCCACACTAACGACCGGGCTCGCCCCCTCTTCTAGTATTGCTATTTGGTTGCCTGGGGCTGCCGACCGCCATATTAAAAGCTCGCCTAATACTGTCGAGCTAATAACCTGGCCCCGTTGCTTTGCCAGGTCCGCCAAAAACTCGCCTATTTTTTTACCAGGCTTTAATGCTACCCGGTCGAACTTAGGGCCGCCCGTGCCTATCTCTACGACATCGATGCCAAAGGGTGCGCACAAAGCGACGGCTATTTGTTTAAGCGTCTGCCCGTCAAACTCTAAAGGAAAGGCCGAGGCGTGCGCGGTGCAATCGAATACGACGCCGGGCCTTGAATACCCCGAAAGGTTTACCGACTTGCGTGCCGCGCTTACGACCGGGTCGACACCCATTAGCGTGCCATTAAAAAGACGCTGGTCGCCGAGCACGACCTTTATAGGTGTGTAAGAAAATGGTTTTATGGTCGCCCTAAACTCGGGGCTAGTCGGATCAAACGGCGCCGAGAATCCTATCGAGTCGGGCGTGTCTATCGCTCTGCGTATCGTTACCGACTCCCAAAATTTAAACGATTGGTTGTTTAAACGTAGGTCGATCTCTTCGGGGTTTTCTGCCGAGAGTGGGTCGACCTCGGGCCGTCCTAAAGCGGGGGGCGTTATTATGGTTGTGCCTGGGGCTAACGGCTCGACTACGCCGGGGTTAGCTCTTTGGATGCGTTGCGCCTGGCTCTCCTCGCCGTATACTTTGCGCGAGATTAGGTCGAAGGTGTCGCCGGTTATTACCGTATAACTAGACATAATAAACGATTCGACGCCCGGCCGGAATTTCTAGCAACTCCGAGCCCGTTAGCGCGTTTGAATTTATAAAAAAGTTTAGGTCGTCGTCGGTAACGTTGCCGTAAAGCTCCGCAACGAGCTCGACGAAATTGCGCGACCTGGTAAGAATAAAGGCCTTTTCTTGTTTAAGGTTAAATGATATCTCGACCAAAAAGCCCGCAACTACCGCGACCGCATCTTGCAAGGCCTGGTAAGACTCGCCGCTATCAATAGAGGCCGCTAGTTGGTCGACGGTTGCCATCGTTGCCAAGGCTGCGAAATTATCGTCGCGCCATGTGGTTAGCTGGTCGAATTGTGTAAGCACAAAATCGGCTGCCGCTAGGGCGTCGGTCTTGGTTTCAAATTCTACGTTTAGCGTGGACTCTAACGAGCCGCCCAAGCTACCCGAGGCGTATAGGTCGTTGGTGTGGAATTGATTCGAGGCCTCCGAGTCTAGCGTCGGCGTTACTATATTTTCGGGGCCGCTAGAGCCGCCGCCGGTTAGGCTGTCGGCCAAGTTCTTATACCCGTCGAGCTTTGCCTGTATTAGGCCAAAGGCTAGCGCCGGGGTTTTGATTAGCGCCAAGGTTTGGAAAGCCAACGTTAACGGCTCGCCTATTAGTAAATCGATGCTCGAGTTAATGCTTTGGTCGATAGTATCGAAAGCCTCGGCGACGTCTGCCTGCGTGTCTGCCACGGTTTGCAAGCCGCTCTTAACCGAGCCTTGTAGCGCCTGATATTTTCCTTTAAAGGTGGCCTTTTCGCCTGCGGTGTCGAGCCCTATAAGGTCGGCAAATTGAGCGGCGGCCGCCCCAAAAAAGTCTAGTATCGCATTGCTTGCCGCGTCGGCTGGGTCGAGTTGCGATAGCGGGTATATCTCGGGAATGGTTTCCCAAAATGTTACCTCGATAACCGCCTGGTTGGCTTTGGTCTTAAGATCGTCTCGACGGCTAATAGCGCCGAAAGGTAGCACGCTTTTGCGTCCATAAATTGGGTGCTCTAAAACACCGGCACCCTTTTCGAGCAACGAGGCCTCGAAAGCGTCGGCCTCCTCGTCGTAATCGTCGCCCCAAAAAAATAACCTAAACGGGTATTTATAACCGCTATGGCCTAGGTCCTGCACATAAGTGCCCGCGACGCCTGGAAAATTAAACGCGCCGGTATGCTTTTCGACCTCGCGGCTAACGTCCTCGTAGTCGAATACCGTCCGCGTTTGGGTCTCTGCCGATGTATATGCGGCGTCTCTTAGCCGTTGCTCCCAACCCATTATAAGGACCCCGTCTCGTCTAATTTTATGCCTATGCCTGGGGTTGTTTCGCTTGTTAATTCGCCCCGGCCTGTCTCGTCTCTGATTACTAGCTCGGCCGAGGCCGTGGTGCGTTGCTCGTTAACCTGGGTGGCGAAACGCTCCTCGCGGGTTACTAGCTGCGCGGTTGCCTCGGGTAGTGCGGCCGCCTCGTCCTCGTCGCGTCGCATACGGGCCTGCGCTATGTCTACGATATTTATATTGTCGTCGACCTTGAGCGGATTAATTGCCCCGCTTGTTAGTGCCGTAAAATCGTCTTGTTTTGGCACCGACTCGTCTGCCTGGGCCGATGGGTTTTTGTCGCCTATGTCCTCACTACCGAAACTAAAGCCCGTAAGTTTGCCCAGGACATTAGCGAAAGCGCTCGCCTTTTTAATGATGCTGTCGAAGTTATCCTTTATAAACTTGATAACGTTTAGCACCAATTTAAAGGGCGATAAAATTAATTGTACTATTTTGGGCATCTTATCAAAGCCCGCTATTATATCGTCTATCCATACCACCAAGACGGTAAACAATGCGATAAGGCCCAGCACGCTAATAACTATTAAGCCTATGGGGTTGGCCGCCGCTACTAAATTAAACAACGTTAGGACGCCGGTTAGTGTGGATATAACTGTGGTAAATACAACAAAAACGCCTATCGCTTTACCAATTAAGGCTAGCCGGTCGATTATGTCGTCGAAGTTATTAACCACAAATTTAAAGAAGTCGAGCACCTTGCCGGATACAATCTCGCGGTTGGCTATCGTCCACGCCCTAAACTGCTTTATCAGGTCGGTAAGCACCGGCATCATAGGCAGTAAGGCTTGTTGTAAAAAGCCCATAAGCGCACGTTTTGCCGAACTCATAGCGTCGTTAAACGCTTCGGCGGCTTCGGCTTGTTGTCTGGTTATTATGCCGTTTTCGATTTGCTCTTGCTTTAGCTTCTCGATAGCGTCCGCGCCGAGCTCCGCAATGTTTATAAATTTGGACCCCTGCCGCCCAAAGGCTGCCGTCGCTAGCGCCGCTTTGTCCATTGCGTCGGGTGCGTCGGCTATCGCTTTTATATAAATGTCGGTTGCTTCGGAGACGTTTTTCGTATTGAGTAATTGCTTTAAAAGCGCGGGGTTTGTTTTCTTAAGCAGGGTTATCATGGTGCCCGTGCCTGCCCTAGCCTCACCTATCCCTTTGGCTAATTTTTCCATGCCTTTGCCGAAATTTTCAGCACCGACACCGCTTTGCTCGGCCACAATTTGCCACTGCTGTAGCTCCTCGATAGGGAACTCTAGCCGCCTAGATTGTTTGGCTAAGGCGTCCGCCTCGTTGGCTACCCCCTTTAGTGCCACCGTAAGGGCCGCCACGGCGACGGCGCCCAATGCGGCGCCTCGTGCTAAACCTTTAGCCATGCCCTTGCCGACGGCCAATAGTGCCCGGTTAACGTTGCGTAGACCCCGCGTCGCGGACCTGGTAAAACGTCCCATCGTTTTAGACATACGTCTAACGGGTGCGCTTAATTGGTCTATGCCTTTAAATACCGCCTCGACTGAAAATCTGCCCGCCATGCTAGCCCCTGGGTGCTGTTTGTTTTTTAAGCGACGCCCTTATGCCGTTGTAATAAAAGCGCACTTCGTGGGGCTTAAGTGTACGCGGATCGGGCAAGCTTGAATAGTCGACCGATATTTGTACAAACATCTCGGAATATACCGCCTCGCGTAAGTGCTGGCTCCGCCCCCCCTTAGTATCCGGCAGACGATAGTCCTCGCCAAGCCGTACTAGACGGGTGGCTACGATGCTAAAAAAAGTAGAATCGCCCCCCTTAAATATTTCTCGTCGCGGGGGTCAATACCTGCCAAAAGCTTAACCGGCTTGCGGGCCATGGTGCCCATATATGCCTTAATTTTGTGCTGGTTTTGGCGGTCTTTGTATTTATCCATCGACAAGACGTCGGCCTTTGATGGGTCTAGCGACAAGGTGTCATAGTCCACATTTTTAGAATGTCTCAAGGCTACGGTTAAAATGCCCTCGTCGTCGAGCGTAACCCAGCCCCCGGCAAACCCTCGAACTAGCGGCCGCTTGAGCTTCTCGAATCCTTCGAGGTCGTCCTCAGACATAGACGTCTCGTCTACGTCGATATCCCAAAGCTCCGCAAAGCGGGTAAACTCCGCCTCGGCAACTTCGGGGGCCATTTTAGTGGTAGATTGGTTTTGGTTTTCGTTTGTGTCGTTGTCCGACATATTGAGACCCTCCCGCAGGGTTTAATAATGATAAGGTGCCGCGCCCCCCAGTAAAGGAGTAAAGGTCGGGAACCGACACGGCATAAATTCCCGAGTAAAACTTATTGCGGTGTTGCTGTTTGCGTTCCCGCTAATGACAAAGTACAGCTCGAGGTCTGGTTAGAGAATTGGATTTCTCCGCTAATCTGCGCTTGCCCCTGGTACGTTATGCCACTGGCATAAGTAACCGTCACCGGAAAAAAGTCCGGGCCGTCTGCCAACGCCTGGACAAAGCCCTGGTCGTTACGGGCGTCGTCTATCTCAATCGCCAGGCCGTCGAAAATAAAAGGTACGCGGGTTTTAACAAGGCGAGCCGTGCCGTTACCGTTTGCCATAACTTCATTTTCAAAACCGCCGACTTTTCGAGTTACCTCGACGTCTGCCGCTACTGCAAATTCGCGCCCATTTAAGGACACGCTCTCTATACTGCCGCCTATTGCTGTCATAGTGCCCCCGTTATGCGATTACTGTATCGGTGCCAAAGAAGAAGCCCCAATCAAAATCGATACTAATTATATTTGAGTTACCCGATACTTGCATAGTTGTGGCAAGGTCCAGGCGTTTAGGATTGCTACCATTAATTTGCGCGACCGTGGTTTGCTTGGCTGTCTCTGGGTCGCTTATGATAGCGGCCAAGCCTAGGTTATCGATTAGCGCGTTAACGGCTGCGACGGCCATACGTGGCTTTTTAGCCGACTCGTTAGTCGTTGGCTGCGTGTCTGGTATTAACGGCGCACCGTCCCAACTAGCATCCATAAAAATAAGGTCTAAATTAAAGATAATGTTTTGTAGCTTGATGATATCCACAACAAAACGGTATGCCGGTGTTACGTCGCCCGTCGGATGGTAAAAGGTTACCGTGTCCGCTAGATTTACGACGTTGTCTTTTATCTCAGTTGTGGATACTCCTCGAGTTACCAGGGTGTTGCGTTCTGTATAACTCCACTGGTCGGCGTCCGGTCCTGGCTCGATGCCCGATAGTGGTTGAGACCCGTAATCGAAAGGAGGGTTATTATTCGCCAAGGCTGCAATACGCGACACGCCTCGAGCCGCAATTATAAACGGAATCTCGGGGCAATTTGGTGACGGTATATAACTGTTAATTCTCTGCGTTTTTCTGGCTTCGGGTATTGTCGAGAGTGTGTCGACGTCGTCCTCGACCGCGCCGGTAAATGCTACGAAAGGCTTACGCACTAACGAGCCCCAACGGCCCTCGCCTACGGTGTCGATTTTGTCTAGGGTTACGGTGTCGGTCTCTTCCATGGCGTTAATAAGTAGCGACTCCCAAACCGTGCCGATAAGTGCAAGCGCTGGGTCGACGTCTGGATTAACTAGGCCGCCCACTGGTTGGGTAAGTCCAAAGGTTACGCCCGTGTCGGTTGGGCCGTCTACGCTAATGGTTAACTGGTTGGCGCTTACGCCTTCCCATTTCGATGTTAAGTCTACGTCGGTCGTATTGTCGGTAGGTAGCACCGGCATATCGACCTGGGCGTTAACGGCGTCGGTAATCTTGTCGCAGATATCGCCGACCGTGTCGCCAATCTCTACAACAAACGAGGCCGATACGATCTCGTTAATATTGACCACAAAAGCACCGGCTTTAGTTACCGCGCCCGCCGGTAAAATATTACCGACCGAAGGGGCCGCCGAGCCGTCGTCGACTAGCGGGTAAACTGTTACGGGTATTGTGCCCACGCCGTCGCCGTTAGGTGGTAAAAGTTGTTGGGCTATTAAATGGATCGGCGAGCCAAAGCCGTAAAGCGACCCGGCCTCGAAAGCGCTAGCTATTTGTTTTTTGGTTGTCGCATAGGTTACGGCTGTCGAGCCTTGCGCGACTACTGCTATACGCTGGGGCAAATTAACAACACGGCCGCCGCGCAGGTCGGTAAATTCTGTTTTTATACCCACTACACGCGCTACGGCGTTGGGGTCTACTGCTACACTGATAGCCATCTTATAACCTCGCTTTAATTTTCCGTTATTTTGCCCGCACTTGGGGCCCCTGTCAATTAAGGCGCAAAGGGCGCCTCGTAATCCGCCGCTATTACTATCTCGCCGTCTTCGGCCCTATGGACGTCGACGTGTATCTCTTCGAGCTCCTCGCCAACATACTGCGGCGAAAACTCGTTAAGGTCGACTCGTAAAATAAGACGCGCCGCCGCCATGTTTTTGGCGTTCTCGCCGTCGGGCTGAAATTGCGTTATAGACTCCGGCCACCTTTGGCCGACGATTGTGCCTTGTAATTGTAAGTAAGTATTAGGCCCCGACATTAAAATATTTCTTACCAGGCGTATAGCCCTGGCTAAATTAAGGGCGGCCTCTTTGTCGCCTGCGGTATGGCCTCCGGCGGCGTCGTCCTTACTAACACCGACCGCAATTATATCTAGGTTATATCGGACCTCGCCTTGTTGCCTGCTTACCGTATTACCTTTTGGCCCAGGGAAAGTACTCGAGTCGTACCATACATTTACAATCGGCGACTCGTCGTCGATGTCTCGCTCTTGAAATTGCGACCAAGGGTTAGACCGTTCGGTAAATATTCGTAGCTTCCACAAAAGCGGGTCGAGCGTTGCCGCCGCCGCTAGTGTCATTTGGTTGCTAACCTCGGTCGCCAGGATAAGCGCAATTTGGTCGCGCACTATCTCGAAACTGTCCTGCTTATCGATTAAGGTTTGTAGGGTGTCGACCATGGCTAGGCGTCCTCGTAAACTTCGAGAATACAAACAACGACGCCCAGGGTAAAGTCGGGGTCGGAGTTTTTAATTTTAAAGGTCCTGGCCGTGCCGTCGATGTCGTCGAAAGTAACGACCCAAGGCTTGCTAGACTCGTCGGCTACGCCCCTGGGCAATTCAAAGGGCACCGCGTTTAAGCTACTCAATCTAAGTGCTACGTGCGCAAGCTGCCCCGATACGGGCACGCCCGTGTCTGGGTCAAACATCGCAGAGATATCGCCCGAGTATCCGGTAAAATTTGCGGTCGTGCCGGTGGGGTCCTTTAGGGTGATAGGCCAACCAAAGCCCATCGCCCCGTCTTCAAGAATAAAGGATAAGTCGGCCTCGGCCGTAGTGCGTAGGCCTGCCATAATTTAGCCTTCTATGTAGCCCTTTTTGCGCAATAGTTTATAGGCGTCGTCGCCGCCTGATAGGTCCGAGGCGCTAATCGATTCGCCCTCGCCTAGTATGCCGCGTAATGTGGTCACAGATTTACCCTCGCAAACGTGTGGCCCTTTGGCTACTTTTTTCGTAGGCTTGGCCGGTGCCTTTGTTTCGGTCTCGGCTTTGTCTGCCTGGTCGTCGCCGCCCTGGTCGTCGCCCTTGTCTGCCTGGTTGTCGCCGCCTTCGGTCGAGGCTGCGCCATCTGCCGCCGTGTTTGTTTCGGCGTCGGATACTTTGGCCCGCAGGTCCTTAACTAATTCGGTCAACTGCGCGTTGGTGTGCTCGGCAATGTCGCCGATGTCTAGCTTTAATTTTCCGGCAAGCTCGTAAGCTTCCGTTCTTAATGTTTCATTTTTAGCCATGGTATTTTAATCTCCTGATCATTAATAAAAATAAAAAAAAAGGCCCTACAATGTAAGGCCTTTTTGTCGTTGCGTACTGCCCAAATTGCTATTAAATCTCGGTATCTAAACAGCCAAAGCCATCTATCTGCACGGGAATTAATAAAGGTCTGCTTTCCAACTCGCCGAAAATCTGCTTACCGTTGTTACTTGCGTAAACGTTTGGCGTCACGTCGATGCCGTCGGCTGCCGAGTCTAATCTACCAGGTAGCAAACCGGCGACCCTTGGGTCTGGTGCAATTGGTAGAGGTACGATAGCCGAGGCTTTGTCCAGGCGCGTATTAGTCGACAACATAATAACTTTATCGTCCTCGACGTA